TACCGAAACAGTCCTCTTTGTGGCAGGTCCTCTTCCATTGTGGGGGGGGCTCAAAGGACTTACTACCAATTGGGTAGTAAATTCTCTGAGTAAGTTGAGTGCACGAAGCCCTCAATTTCCTTGGCGAGTGCAGCGTTAAACTGATACTCACCGGGCCGATGCGTCAGCCATGAGGAAGCTCGAGTCATAGGAGCAAAGAGTTGGTCTCGACCAGCTCCCACTCCCTTTGATGGTTCTAAACCATATGACCGGACCTCATTGGTCTTAATGCGCAAGGACGCTGGATTTTCAACGAAGGTATTTTTCTTTCGCTGATAGTCCCGATACGTTCCAGAGTAGGTGAAGCGTGAAGCACCCGTTATGCGTTTGCTTTCGAACACCTTCCTCCGGAATTTCTCCGAAGTCATCTTTAAACTAGGTACTTTCATATCTGGAGGTACACGCCTCAGATAGAATTCCCAGGATAAGATCGGAGCCAGCTGAGAATCCATGAGATCGATTAGAGGGATTTTTCCCGTCTCATCCTCAGGATCTACAACCAGCATGGGCTCATCAGAGAGTTCAGGGCGATAAAAATCATCTATCAGATATTTATCGTTGTTTCGAAGTAATTCGTTAACCCTGGTACCCTCCCGAGCGAGAACAATAGTCTCCCTGACCCAATCCTTGGCAGCAGTTCGTAAAAATTGCGAAGCTCCAGGTCGGATTGGATTCAGGCCCGTCCCTGTCATGATTTCAATAAGCTTAAGTTGACTAACTTTTGTGAGCCAACGCTTATGATACTTGGTAGAGACGGCAGGCATATTGGGATGGGATAGACCCCCAAGTGCCTCATCAGCTCCAACAGGAACACCTAGTTGATATAGGGCCCTGTGCGCCTGGCGATGGGGAGAAAAACGAAGAATTGTTTTTCTCGGTGAGCGACCAATACTATGTTGGTGTTGGACGATCACCCGCGGTTGAGCATAATAACTCACCGTTCCCTTGCTACCACCAGGCGGTGCTGCAAATTCGGAGAGAAGGGTGTAAGGAATAGGTTTCCCATTAACATAAGGTACTTCACAGAATATACCTTTTGTTTGATGGTGGGCTGTTTTCGTTTGCGAAATCACCCCTCCCGTTTCAGACATACCTTCCTCATAAGGACCCTGTAGGGCCTTTTGGAACTTGGAGAAGAGAGAATCGTCTCCACAGAGTTTGCCGTCCTTCATAAAATGAGAAAGAAGATCAGGGAACAATTCCTTGACCTTTCGTTCTACATTGAAGGCCGACATTAACGATAAACCAGGGAATGATGTGGCATCGCCCATCATTGCACCCGTAGTCGTCAACACTCCGGCAACACCATTAATTTCATCTATCCAGGCAATGTACTTATCTAAATAGTTAGCACATTGCTCGGTGAACTTAATGGCCGTAGCCAGTTCCTCATTATCGAAATGGGAGGGTATCCTTGTGGATAGAGTAACACCAGCAGTAGTTTTCAGAACCGCTGGACCCTTAGTAGTTCTAGTATGGAACTTCTCAGGACGTACTCCCCTCACTCTTTTCCTACTTCCAGAAGAAGCAGAAACCTTCTTTGGCGGAGGGGCATCCCGACGATAGTCAGTACGCTCCTTTATACCCGTCAAATAGGGTTCGACAATCTTTTCTGGAACAACAGTGGGTTTGGAAGGTATCGGCAATTCTTTCTCGATACCAACCATCCATCCTGGGAGCCAGGGGACCGCAAAGGCCTCTGGTGCAAAGATCTGTTCGGAAACCAATTTCTTAGGACCGAACAACTTTGTAAAGTACTTCTCGTACTTCCCAAGGACCGGATTATGAAGCTCTGATAAGACTTCATAGATTCCGCCTGTGAACCAGAAGGGGTGCAGATCAGTTGCGAGGGTCATATCCTGAGAGTAAAATGGTCCTTCGGGATCCAAATTAGCTTTCACAGAGCCTCCCAACCCTTCTGACATTCTGGGGTCCAGCACCATGTGTTGTTCAGCTATTCTACGCAATACCTGGTAAACCAGGTTTGCAGCTGTCAATGTACACGTTGGATACCGAACCTTCAGTCCCTTCTCCTCTGCGTAAATAGGTAAAACCGGAACATAGTCGATTTTATCCAGACAATACAGAGTAGCAAGGACAAGGCATTCTCTCAGGAATGATTGAACACTAGCCTGCTCATAGAGTGAGGCTAGGTCTTTCTTTCCGGACAGTGATTTATGCACGATAAGATAATCCTTATCCCGGGACACCCAACTTTGGGCGAACGGAGATGCGTAAATCTCGAGCAAGAACTTGTTTATAGAGGGCTTCGACGATTGTCGAATAGCCATTCCTACTATAACCAAGTCCATCACTGCCTGAGAGTGGCCTCCCACTTTCCGTGGGTAACCGAACCCGCTGTGAGAAGAAGGCTGAGTCCATAATTTGAGCTCAGTTGTTTTCTTAGGGAATCTGACTGCGAAATATTCACGTAGCCAGGGTTTCCAACCTTCCACTTCCGGTGGGGGAACAGTTTTGGTGAGGCGGTCCACCAACTCATCCATAAGCTTCGGCTGTTTTGGAGGAGGAGGAAGAGCACGGGACATATACGAAAATATTAATCCGTGTCTCTTTCTAGGTGTACGACCTAAGAGATTGCTGTATATACTTGGGAATGAGTGGTCAAACCACCACATTCTACATTGCCCAGCAAAACTCTTGACATTCTTTGCAGTCTGAGCAGGAAAGTGAATTAGTTCATTTCTAATTCGCCTTAACTGTCTTAGCTGAAAGGCATCCAGATAAGTGACATTCACGTCCGTCCGGATGATTTCCTGGAAAGCCAGGCAAAGAGTATCGAAGACACATCGCATGAAGGAGAGTATTCGCAATCTGGCGTAATACCTTTTCCTCTCTGGGAGCGACTTGTCTAATTTGGCAACAGCACGAAGAGTTTCTTCCGCATGCATCGCCATAAGTGTCACCGGTGTTAGTTCTGGATGGCGAGACTTAGCCGTAAGCGAAGTTTTAACCAAACAGTTTCCGGCCGCTACTATGGTACCTTTAAGGTTTTTGACTCTTGTATAATTTGCAAGAATCTCAACCGGTTCCATAAACAGGGGTCGCAACGCCGCCGCACCGTTTCGGGTGAGGCCGGAAAATGCAGGATAATAATATGCATCTCCGGGCACTCCCCGTTTCGCCTTATCCGAGTTCAATGAGCCTTCGTAATCGATACCGAATTCATCATCGATATCAAATTCGTCAAACTCAACGTTCTCAAGGAGGTCAGCTTGTTCAGGGTTCTCGCTAAATAGCGTCCCTGACGGGGTTCGATCGTCAGAATGCACATTTACATTCTTCAACGCATCTAGGGGTAGAGAACCATAGTCATGTTCCTCTTCCCTCCCCGCTGAATCACCATCCACATCATAGAGGTTGTCCGGAATATCTTCCAAGAAGACTTCCCATCCTTCCTCCACTTCAGTCTCTGGTGTCAGAGCAACGAACGGTTCCGGTTCAAGGAATTCACCCTCATTACGAGTGAACTCTCTGACCGCCACCTCGTCCGAAAACCGTAATTTCCGGTTTTGGACCGTTTCCTCACTTTCAGAGGATTCAGATGACGACTTTTCAGTCGCCTGCCTATCAAAAGGCATTCGATGTTTCGAGCGTTTTCCGCCAC